TAATATGCCAGGGCATGTAAGAGCTAGTATTAATTGGAATGTACTAAAAACACTATTTGGTGACAAATACTCAATGAATATAACAGATGGTGCAAAAGTTATTGTGTGCAAACTTAAAGCAAATCCATTAGGATTTACTAGTGTAGCATACCCAGTTGATGAATTGCGATTACCACAATGGTTCAAAGACTTGCCATTTGAACATTCAGAAATGGAATCTGTAATTATTGATAAGAAAATATCAAATCTAATTGGTGTATTAAAATGGGATTTGTTAAGTACCAATGAAAAAACATCAGCGGATGATTTGTTTACATTTTATTAAAAAACTAGTTGACAATAATAATAAAATAAAGTATAATATACAAAAATAAGGAAATATATGAAAGATTTTTTACAAGATTTAGTAGCACATACACATTCACTTGGTGTTCTACCAGATATTAGAGTAAAAGTTACTGATGATAACGCATTAATTGATGCACTATCAGATGATAGACGTGTTATTTTGCAAGCAGCAACACATTCTGCTATACCTGAATTAACTGGTAATTTTGGAATGACTAATCTGCACAAATTAGATTTGCATTTAAAATGTCCAGAATACAGAGATAATGCAATCATAACATTAACTGTTGAACCAAGAGGTGGTGATAATATTCCAACCGGAATTCATTTTCAAAATGAAAGTGGTGATTACCAAAATGATTTTAGATTTATGAATATAAACTTGTTAGATTTATCTATGAAATCATCTAGTGTTAATATCTCAAATTGGGATATTGAATTTCAACCAACACAAGCAAATATCCAACGATTTAAATATCAGGTATCCGCGCATACGGAAGAAACACTGTTTCAGGTATCAACTAAAGATAATAATTTAATATTTAGTTTTGGTGATCTTAACACACATGCTGGTAGCTTTGTGTTCCAAACAAACGTTACTGGAACTATTAAAGGTGAGTGGTTATGGCCAAAATCTACAATATTAAATGTATTGAACTTAGATGGTGATAAATTTGTAAAAATTACTGATAAAGGTGCATTTCAAATTACAGTCGATAGTGGAATAACATTATATAATTATATATTTAAAGCTCACGTAAAATAAGGAAATTTTATGACAAACAAAGAAGAATTAGATTTAGAACAATTTGTTGATATGTTTGATACAGCAATGAATTCTGATAACCCAGCAGTACAAAGATGTTTTAATAATTTATTGATGGTTGTAGCATTAGCACATGCTGAAGACAAAGAAAGACAGATAGGCCCATTTCGTACACTAACAACACATATTAAGCAGCTAACTAATAGAATAGATGATCTTGAACGTGTTATACGTAATATGCAAACAATTGGACCAGCTGGAACACCATACACATCAATTAATACTGGTATGCCTCCATCATATGTTAGTTATAGTTATACTGTGCCAAATGGTGGCGCAACATCAATTTCAAATACAAGTATCAATTAATTTAAACCCGCTACAATGTAGCATTACAAACCACAAAAAGAAAGGAAGCTATTATGGCTAAAAATTACAGATCATTTTCATATTTTGAATCACGCCCAGACATCGTAAAGTTATTTGAAGATCTCGAAGCATTTCATGACTTCTGTCGTATTGAACTTAGAAAGTTTGACCCAGCAGAATTATATCGTAAAGATTCAAAGTCATATGGTGCTTATTTGGCAAGTAAACGCCCAAAGAAACCATATCAAGGAAACAAACCTTGGAATAATAATCCTAATTATACTAATAACAAACCAAAGTTTGTTAAAAAGTAATCTAGTATGGTAGGGAGAAATCCCTACCTTTTTCAAGGCAGACACATGACATTATTACCACCCCTTACTATCAGCAATACAACTACAGGAACTTCTGCGAATTCCACATGGATTGCTAATCACCCATGGGTTAATGGGAATGTAAATATTGGAGCTTCCCAAAAAATATTTTCAGCTTCAAATGGAAAGGCAGTTATAGAAATACCAGTCAATCAAGAAACCGTAAAAATTTCTGGTAAATTATTACTAAATGAAGAAGATATTGATGAAAGATTAAAAAGAATCGAAGATATGTTGTATATTCCAAGCAGAAATGCTATAATGGAACAGAAGTATGATAAGCTCAAGCAGTTATGGGCAGAATATAATGAAACCCTCTCAGCACTTAAAAACTGGGAAACACTTAAGGAATCAAAATGACACATAGAATTAAATTTGCGCCAGATTTTTTAGCATCATATGATGGCTCACCAGATCATCTTACTCATATACTTAACAGAGTTCAAGAGATACTAGATTCCGGCGAATCTTTAGAAAATATGGCAACATCTATAACATATGGTGTTGGTTCTTACGATACTGTGCTTTCAATTACTATATAGGAAACTTATGAAAGAACTCAAAGCAGAAATACCAGCAGCTGGGATATTAAAAAATTTTGACTATGGTGATATTATGTATTATACTGTTACCTGCCAATGTGGAAATCCAGAAGATAACATTAGATTTAGTGTTGAATTGGAAGCAGATGCATATGATATAACTTTAACTACTGAATTTACACCAAGAATTGCATATTGGGGCAGCTTTATTGGGTCTAGTTCGTTTGAAAATTCATGGTTATACCGTATTGATTCCTGTATTCGTAATATTATAAATGCGTTATATTATAAATTAAAATTGACTTATGATATCTGGTTTACAGGTGAAATAAAATATTGTCAAACAACTATGATGACAGAGCAGCAAGCATTGAATTATGCAGCTACAATAAATCAATCAATAAAAGATTTAAGAAAATTAAGAGAAAAGGAAATTAAAAAACATGATTAAAAAGTTTTTTAAAGATATTACCGGTATAACTGCAAAAGAGGCTGCTGAAAAAGAGCAAGCACTTATACAACAGAAAACAGCACAACGTAAAATAGAATTGGCTGAAAAACGTAGAATAGCTAAAGAATATAAGAAAGAAAAAGAAGCTGAATTAAAACTTACACCTAAAGAAATTGCTACTAAGAAAAAAGAACCTTGGGTAGATGTTATTGGATTTAATATTAATAAAGATAACATTAGAAATGGATTCTATGAACTAGATTGGAATGAATATTTTATTGCTGAATTAAAACGTGAAGAATATGGGTTCGAAGGTGATCCTGAAGAAGAAATAGTAAGTAGATGGTTTAGAGATATTTGTATCAATGCAGCAATGGAAGAAGGGGTTGATATGACTGATAGATCATCTGGATATATTAATGTAACTAAATTAGCAAACGGAAAATCAGAAGTAAAATGACATCACCAAATATATACTATGTTTGAAAAAAGACACTTCTTATAATAGTACACAATTACGCATATTTTAATGAATAAAATGGACATACAATATTATGTCCATTTTTCAATAATTAAATAATTTTTATATATTCTACATTCTTTATTAGCTTTCCAGAATGCTTTATAACTTAATTCATTCATTTCACACCATCGTTTGAGATTAACAATTTCAAAAATTATATCAGTTTCTATGTTTTTAATAATATATTTTTTTGATCTAGTTGGTTCAGTAGATATTCCTTTATTCCACGGAATTCTACCTTTAGCAGAACTAGCCATTTTTGTTTTGATTCATCACTAAAAGTTCTACCTGATTGTGCAACTGACATTTTTTTCTTTGTTTCATCTGACCGCTTTTGACCAGTATTTTTTGAAACTCTAATAGCAATTTGTTCTGGTGATTGTGGTTGGCGTTTTTTGTTATTCTCACTAATACGTTTTTTGTCATCATCAGACCACATAGAGATTCCTTTATTCCATGGGATTCTACTTTTACATGCTTCCCCAATACGTTTCCGAACTACATCAGATTGTCTTCCACCATCGCCGCATTCTTCTTTAAGATTAGCCCATTCATTCGATTCAACAATATTCCATAATTTACTATAATATAATCCAATTTCTTTTAATTCTTCTTTGGATGTACATTCGTGTAAAATTTCAGTAATATAATCAAATCCATGAACTTTAAGATGGGATAACCAATATACACCGCTACCTGTATATTTGTGTGGGTCTATTGCACGTGTTTGACCTAGATATTTTAAACCAGTTTTTTGATGTGTTTTTACATATAGATAAATAATCATGTTGATACTCCGTTAAGTATTAAAGTAGTTGGGACGGCAATCCGCGAGCTACATCTTTATTTATCATTTCTTCTTGACAATTTACTTTGAATGTTATATAATATACTTTTAAATTTATAAAGGAATTATTATGACTTACTTACTGATAGACTTATCAAATATGTTTTATCGCTCTCGACATGCAATACAAGGAAATGCAGATTTAAAGTTAGGTATGGCATTTCATATTACTTTTAACAGTATTAAAAAAGCTTGGCAAGACTTCGATGGTAAACATGTAGTAGTATGTCTGGAAGGGCGCAGTTGGCGAAAAGATTATTATGAACCATATAAGCGTAATAGATCTGATACTCGTTCTGCAATGTCACCAAAAGAACAAGCGGAAGAAAAACTGTTTTGGGAAGCATTTGATGAATTTAAAAATTTTATCATCGAAAAAACTAATTGCACGGTATTGCACCATCCACAATTAGAAGCAGATGATCTAATTGCTGGGTTTATTCAAAGTCATCCAAACTGTAAACATGTTATAATTAGTTCTGATAGTGATTTTCAACAATTAATAAGTGAAAATGTTAGTCAATATAATGGAATAGCAGATCAACATATAACACATGAAGGATATTTTGATGCAAAAGGCAAACCAGTTAAAGATAAAAAAACTGGTGAAATTAAAATGCCATTAAATCCAGAATGGATGTTATTTGAAAAATGTATGCGTGGTGACACTAGTGATAACGTATTTAGTGCATATCCTGGTGTTAGAACAAAAGGCACTAAGAATAAAGTTGGATTAACTGAAGCATTTAATGATCGTAATTCCAAAGGATATAATTGGAATAATATTATGCTACAACGATGGGCTGATCATAATGGAATTGAACATAGAGTATTAGATGATTATAATAGAAATGTTACTCTAATTGATTTAACAGCTCAGCCAACTGATATTAGAGCAATGATAACTGAAACAATAGAAACGAATTCAACACCAAAAGAAGTTGCACAAGTTGGGATTCGTATGTTAAAATTTTGTCAGTCGTATGATATGAAACGAATGATGGATAATATTCAGCAATATGCTGAACCTTTTCAAGCAAGATATACAGGAGAATAATATGGCAGTAACATATGCAAGTGAAAAATTGAAAAAAGTAGATGAATCATATACTATTAACAAATACGATAATGGTTATATGATTGAAGTAAGTGGACGTGATGAAAATGATGACTGGGCTACTGCAAAAATCATAGCTTTATCGTTTGATGAAGTAATCGAAATTATCGAAGATGTAGATACATTACCGAGGACATAATGTCAGAAAATAAAGATCCAACAATTGAAGAACAACGTGAATTACTGCAAACTATTAAATTTACACCTAAAACTTACAAAGTAGAAATTGAAGGAAGAGGTGGAGAAATAGTAGTTGGTAAAGTACCACGCGAAGCATACGATTATTTAGAAGATAATGGTATTGATATTGAAGAATTTATAGAAGATGAAGAAAATGAATTTGCGGTTCCAGAAGAATATCAATTTATTTGTGAAGGAGCATGGTTTGAATGTGATAACTTAGCACATGAAAATGGTGCTGAAATGTCAGATATTAGTGAAGTTATCGTATATGATGATAATTCTAATGAAGTTTGGCGACATTATTTGGACATTGGGTTATTACAGGATTCTGAAATAGAACTGGATGAAATAGCCGAATGTTATATTGAAGAACAACCAGATGGTACTGCCGTATTTCTTGGACAAACAACCGAGAAAGGTAAATTTTTTGGTGGGGAATTTGTAATTAAAGACGATTTTGATCCAACTAAATTTAAAATTGAATACAGTGATATCGATGGATGGAATATATTTTCAAGTATTCAATATAATGGTGAATACATTGATAATAATGAATATGACACTGTTGGCAAAGGAATAATGTTTGATTTACAGTTAGTTGAAAATACATCTAATAAAACTTGACAATACTAATATAGTGTTTTATAATACACACTTTATAAAACACTAACTTTAATTAACGAGGAAATACAATGTCATCGATCATTACAACTGAAGTCGTAGAAGATACTTCATACGCAGGAACCCGTAAAAAAAGAAAGACAACTGAGTTATCAGTAGTAAAACAAGAGAATCCAATAACTAAATTTTTTAATACATTAAATGTAAAAAAAATGGTAGATAGTCACAAATTTACAAAAGTATGGTTAGATAGAAATATTCACTATGCTGAAGTTTTTTCTACTTCAATAGAATTAGAAA